CGACCATGTTGGAAAAGCAGATCATTAGCAGCAATTAGGAGGATGAGAAATGGTCGGAAGACCCAAGAAGTTAAATAAGCCTCCTAAGAAACCTTCTAACAGAAAGCCTTATCAATTAAAGGCGGTGGAACAAAGAGGCATAACCTATAAAGAACCACCTATGATTAAATCATTCTGGAAAGAATATACAATAGACCAAATCCAAGATATGACAGATGAACAGGTAATGCAGGCAATAGATATATTCCTTGATACTCTTATAGCCAGAAGCTTTCATAGAGATAAGACATGGGATTATCCTGTAACTGAAGCCTATTTACGTATTGCATCTTTGCCTAAGAAGTGATAGAATATTACCTGTGAGCTTCATTACTCACTACACCCTATAGGGATGCCCTAGACTCCTACTGTTGCCAAACAATTGTCTAGGGTATCTTTGTTTATAGGTGTATAATTATCCTTAGAATGATAGGATGCACCATTTAATGGATGAAAGAGATTTTCTAGCTGAGAAGACAACAGGCAAGAGGCTATTTCCCTATGCTAAGGATCTCTGGTACAGACCAGATATAGAGGTTCTAGGCATGACATTAGAGATATATGATGATAACCACACCTATGAATTCAGGTTCGCATTTGAAGTAAATGACAAACTAGAGAATTTCTTGAGCTTATTGGAAGAGGCATAAATTGGGCGGAGAAGAGAAGAAGACTAAATTCATAATAGATACTAACAGTCATGGAATAAGAAGAGAATATCCAGCTGTTGGATATAAAGCAGTAAAAGAATTAAATAAGAAGAATAAGAAGTCTACAAAGAAGAAGAGTTATTGATATATGTATAGTAATCCTATCAAAGATGCGTTCATAATGTCAAATATATGTCAATATAGCGATATGTCGACAAATAGACAAGGAGATTAATATGGGATATCCAGTATTTAATGAGGAACAAATAAGTGAATTTATAGAACAAGCTAATGAAATGGGCATTGGCCCTGCTATGAGATATTTGGGGTATCCTAAGTCATATCATACTGCTAAGAAATTCTATCAACAGCGTAATCTAGATATGCCTACAGCCAATACCTTGGCTGTTATGTCTAAAGATCTACATATATTCTATACAGATAAAGAGAAAGTATTGGCGGCACAGGCAGTAATAGATAGAACAGTAGAAGCACTATATGAAGATACCTTGGTATCAGATGATATATCCAAATTATCAAATGCATTACATAAGGCTATACAAACAATCAATCTAATTGAAGGTAAGTCTACTAATATAAATGAGAATCGTTCTAAAGATGGCACAGATTTAGCAATCGTTGATATGCTTAATGAAGCCAAAGCTAAGAACAATTTGATTAAAGATAACATTAAATCTAATTAAAGGGACCACCCAATAAGAGTATATTTGTTTAAATATGATTTTTGCCACTGTAAATAAATTTCTACAGTAAATTTATATGTTATGCCAATAAGGAGCACATGAGTATAGAAGAATATTTGCAAGATATTAATCCTCAATTGCTAGGAATATCTGAAGGGCGTATTGAACTTACTAAATTTGATCCAATGCTCTTTGCTTTGCTATATTTGCCACATCACTTGAAAAATGGAAATGATGAACTTACTCTTTCTGAGTTTCACTGGGCTTTGGCTGAATATGGAAAATCTTGGATACATAAGCCAACTGCTCCTAAGCAAAATAGAGATGCATTTATTGCACCTAGAGAATGTGGCAAGTCTACTTGGATCTTCTTGATTCTGCCGCTCTGGGCTGCCGCTCATGGTCACATTAAATTCGTAGCTGCTTTCTCAGATGCTGCATCTCAGGCTGAGACTCACTTGATGACTTTTAAAAATGAGCTTGATACAAATGAATATTTGAGAGCAGATTACCCAGAGCTATGTACGCCAAAGCTGGCTGGAACTGGCAGAAGCATGGCTAACAACTCTTGGCGTATTGTTCAGCAGAATAACTTCATATTTGATGCAAATGGAATTGATACTAACTCTCTTGGTAAGAAAGTCTTTGGACAGCGTCCAGATTTAATTATCTTGGATGATATTGAGAAGGGTGAGAAGAATTACTCTGAATATCAGGCAGGACAACAGAGAAGAACTGTCTTTGACGATATTGCTCCTATGAATATATATGCTCGTATGATTATTGTGGGTACCACCACTATGCCTAACTCTATGATGGATGAATTTAGAAAGCATGCACAGGGACAGACTGACAAGGCACTGGAGTGGATTACAGACCAGAACGTGAACGTACACTACTATCCAGCTATCATGACCGCAGATGATGGCTCAGAACGCTCCGTATGGCCTGAGAAGTGGCCTCTAGAGTGGCTGCAGTCCCAAAGACACCTTCGTGACTTTGCTAAGAACTATATGAACCGTCCAGTTAATGCTGATGGCAACTTTTGGACAGAACAAGATATTATTATTAGCGAATTGGAAGAATATGGAAATACAATTATTTCTATCGACCCAGCAGTAACAAAGACAAAGATTTCTGACTATACAGGCGTTGCCGTATTGAGCAGAGGTGATGACGGTATTATTTATGTGCGAGAAGCCTTGCAGATGAAGGTATCACCATCAGAGTTAGCAGACAGAATAGCAGCACTTGTAGACATGTACCAACCTGGAGTTATCTATGTAGAAACTAACCAGGGTGGAGATCTATGGCAGGATGTATTCAAAAATATTCCTGTAAAATATAGATCAGTAAAACAATCTGTATCAAAGCAGATACGAGCTGGTAAAGCCTTAAACTTCTATCAGCAAGGAAAGATACGCCATACTACACATTTCCCAGCGCTGGAAGAACAGATGTGGGGTTTTCCAAAGATCTCTCACGATGACGTTCTTGATGCTGTAGTAACAGGGATACTCTACTTCTTGGACAACAAGATTACAAAAGTAGTATCCCAACAATTTAATTATCTGAGGAGATAAATATGACAGATATAAAAAAGGCCTTTGATCATATTCTTGCCCAAAGAGATAGCTATGTGAAGGCGGAGGCTTATTATGAAGGCCACCAGCCAGAAGTATTTCAATCTCAACGATGGAATAGAGTATTTAGATTTGAAGGATCAGACTTCAGATTCAACTTTGCTAAAACAGTAGTTGATTCAGTACTAAATAGACTTGAAATTAATCAAGTACAAGCAACAACATCACAAGCAAACGCTTTTATTGATCGGATTTTTGATCAGACTGATATTAAGATAGATATTAATGAAATTCACCGCAATGCTCTAGTATATGGAGATACATATGCAATTGTTTGGCCAGATATGTCTGGAACAGTTGCCATTGATTACAATTCTCCACTTACAACTGCAATTGTCTATGACCAAGAGAACCCACGAATCAAGTCATTTGCAGCTAAAATGTGGCAGGTAGAGACAGAAGAAGGTAAACTTCTTAAGGTTAATCTCTATTACGCAGATAGAATTGAAAAATATGAAGGAATGGGCGATTTAGAACACATAATCTCTCTTCCAATTATGGATTTGATTGAAGTAATTCCTAATCCATGGAATACAATTCCTGTTTTCCACTTCCGCACACATAAGCCATTTGGAAGACCAGAGCATTTTGATGCATATGGTCCACAAGATGCAATTAACAAGCTAATCAACACTCATATGTACACAGTAGACTATCAGGGTGCTCCACAGCGCTATGCATTGTCTAATGGTGGCAACTCATCTGAGTTTGAAGACTTTAATGATGACGATACAGCCAGAGAGAACATTGGAGCATTGCAAAATGGCCCAGGACAGCTTTGGTACCTACAAGGTGTATCATCAGTTGGCCAGTTCCCAGCTGCAGATCCAAAGACATTTACAGATCCAGTAATGCAATTTGTAAATTCTATGGCATCAATTACATCAACACCAACACACTACTTCGCAAATGGAAGCTATATTCCATCAGGTGAGGCTTTACGTGTGTCTGAAGCACCTTTGACGAAGAAGATCTTGAACCGCCAGCTTGCATTTGGCAATACATGGAGAGATTTGTTCAAGTTTATGCTTACAATAGAAGGAATTGTTGCAGATGTAGAAATTGACTGGCAGAACCCAGAAACAATTGATTCTGTAGACCAATGGGACATCGCTGTTCGCAAGAAGAGCGTTGGAATGCCATTAGAGCAGATTCTTCTTGAGCTAGGATATGACGCACAGATAGCAGCACAGGTTGCTGAGGCATCTGTAGTCGCAACTGGCACAACACAGGATATATCACTACAAGCAACAGGCGTAAATGCAAATAACTTGGCTTTGGAACAATCCGCAGCCGAAAGAAATAATCAGATAGGACAATAATGGAAGAGACTCAAGTGGATGGTACGTCCCAGGAGATAAAGGACCCAGTAGCTGTCTTGGCAGCTCTTGATCGTGCTAAGAAAGATGCAAAACTGTTTAGAGAAGAAAAAGAGGCGTTGGAAGCAGAGATAACGAAATTCAAAGAACAAAACGCTAAGTTCTCAAGCAAATTGCTTAAAGAAAAGGTAACTCAAGAAATTTCCAAGCAATATACTGGTCCTTCTGACAGATTATTGAAGTTTATCAAGTTAGATGCACTATCTCTTGATGAAGAATTCAATTTGATTGGATTTGATGAACAAATGGAACAAATAAAGACGGACTTTCCAGAAATATTTGATCCAAAACTATTGGTAGCAGGGAAAGCAGATTCTGCAGACTCAAAGCCAGTAGATAAAAAAATGTCTGCATCCGAATTGCAGGCAAGAGCAGTTTTAGGTAGATTATAAACTTATTTTACGGTATAATTGGGCTATAAGACTCCAAATGGACGTTTGGACTTACACCCATAGATGTATTAGACGATAATCTATTTAAAATAATTCAATTTAACATTTAGGAGAAACAAACATGGCAAGAACAGATTTTACCGAAGCCAATGGTTATATTCTCGAAGAGCAGGGTTCTAATGTAATCCAAGACTTAATTGCTAACTCAGCAGTTGAGCGTTTTGCTCGTCGTGAAGCTATGGCATCTCGCACAAAAACTGTACCACGTTTCCTTTCAGACGCTCCACAGGTAGTTGCAGAGGGTGGAACAATCCCAGAAGCATCAGCTACTCTAGACGAAATCGTTTTGACAGCACGTAAGTACGCACAGATCATGCACGTATCAGAGGAAGATCTAAACGACAACCTCGTAGACGTGTTAACAGTTTACAAAAGAGAATGGGCAAGCCGTTGGGCTCGCAAATTCGACAACGCATGCCTTGGTGTAACAGCAGCTGGCGATGGAGATGACGGTCAGCCGTTCACATCTCTATACCGTGCAGTATCACCAGGATCAGCAGGCGCTAACCTAATCCAGACAGGCGGAGTCATGACATACGATGACCTTAACAATGCACTAGGCATTGCTGAAGATTCATCAAAGTTTGATGCAGCCAACACAGTCTGGATGGCTCACCCAAAGATGCTTAAGGAAATTCGTGGAATGATCAAGGGTAACTCTGATCTAGTTCTACCAGATCCACTAGCAGGAACACCAGGATCTCTATTTGGATATCCATTGGTAGTTTCATACGGTGCAGCTACTTCAGCAGCAGCAACAGACGCTCCAGCAGGTAACCCACTACTTATCGTAGGTAACCGCAACATGCTTATCAACGGTATCCGTGGTGGCGTAGAGTCAGTTGTTTCACGTGATGCAGAATTCACAAAGGATGGCGTACTACTTAAGACACGCATCCGTCGCGGTTTCGCAGTTGCTGATGCAGATGCATTTGCAATTATCGAAAAAACAGCGGCAGCGTAAGGAGGAATAAAACATGCCATCAAAACTATACGGTAACTTCCTACTTAAGGCACTAAACAAGGAAGTAGATTTCGACTCTGACACAATCAAGGTTGCTCTACTTTCATCATCTTACACACCAGATCAGGACGCTCATGACTACTTGAACGATGTTTCATCATTCGAGGTTACAGGTACAGGCTACACTGCTGGTGGTAACACACTAGGTTCAAAGACAGCAACCTACGATTCAGCAAACAACGTAGTAATCCTTGATGCTGCAGATACCACTTGGTCATCTTCAACAATCACAGCACGTTACGCAGTTGTATATGGATCAACAGGTACTGCTTCAACTTCACCGTTGATCGGCTATGTGGACTTCGGTTCAGATCAGTCATCAACAAATGGTAACTTTACAATCACATGGGATAGCACAGGTATTGTGCGTATCACTGTAGCGTAAGGCTAACGCAATGGACGTAAAGGTTGAGGTCAGCGCACTCCAAGCACATGCTTGTGCAGTCGTAGTCCAGACCACAGTAGAGATCCTTTCTGGTAACATAATGTCTCCAGTGGTTTCTGACCTCACCTTTACTCCTATTCTTACAATCAACGGAACAAGCATTTCTTCAGTACCAGCAAGCCACGCTTTGATAGGAGTTATGGCTGCCTAACCGCAGCCTATTTTTATGCCATCATATATAGATCAAGTATCTTCACTAGGCCCAAAGGTCTGGTATCGCTTTAATGAAACAGCAGGTACTCCTGTTAACTTTGGCTCTCTATCAACAACAGCAACATTTGATAATTTACTTTTAAACGAACAAACATCAGTAGATGGCCGTGCAATATATTTTAATGGCTCATCATCTAAAATTACACTACCTAGCTACCCAGCATTTTCAGTATTCGATGATAAATCATTTACAGTAGAAATGTGGATTAAAGCATCTGCAACAGATGTTTCATCAATATTCCAACCAATATTATTTAATATCACAGGAAGCGCTAGCAATCAAAACATATCTTTAGAATTAGCGGGAAGCGGAAGATCATCAGATGCTGGTAAAGTTATTCTATTTACAGTTAATGGCTCAGGAACTACTTCAGAAATTAAATCTACAACTAGAGTTGATGATGATGCTTGGCACCATATTGTAGCCACAATTAATACAACATCTATTAAGATTTATATTGATGGAGCATTATCTATATCTGGAACTCCAAACTTTGGCAGTGCATTTAACTTTGATATACAATCAAATAAGAAGTTTATTGGAACTGCTAATGTTAACGGCACTTGGTACAAAGGCCGCATGGATGAATTTGCAATATATGATCGGGAACTAACATCTGGAGAAATTGCAGCAAACTACACAGCTGGTGCATCTGTAGCATTTACAGATACTGTTGCAGCAGTAACAGCCTTAATGGTACAACCTACAGTAAGCGCATCATTTAATCCTGCAGCACAAGCTCCAATGACTGCAAGCGCAGTATTAGCAAATGTAGAAGTATCTAACTTTGACGATGTAAATGGAATCCAAAAGATTATTTCAGATATTGGTCCAGAAACCTGGCTTAAATTTGATTATGTAACAGATTATTCAACACTGACTCCTTCTTATATTTTAAACTATGGATCTGGCGGTACACCTATAGTTTTTTCTGGCGGAGGATATGGTGACATTTATCAGATAGGGCCAGCACAAGAACCATCAATTCAGCTTGGAATTGGAAGTACATCTGATCATTTAACAAGCACAACATCTAGCTTATTTACAACAGAAATATCAGATAGCAATTTCTCAATTGGTATTTGGTTTAAGGTTCCTACTGGAATTGATACATCTGAGAAGCAAATCTTTTCTTACAGTGGTCCTACAAACTCACCATTAAGCCTTAAGATAAATAACAAGAAGGTAGTTTTTGCAATCCAGACAAGCCATACAACATATACTCACACAGAGACAAATGACATTTCTGAGGATGTATGGCATTTAGCTGTAATGAAATTAGATTTAGCAGCAACAACAATTAAGTATTACTTAGATGGAACTGAGGTATTCTCAAATACTGGCATCCAAGGAAACCGTGCAACCCCAACATCATTAGTTATTGGTAAAGCAAGCGGAAACGGCACAGATACTGGCTCTAAGAGATTAACTCTAGCCCATTACTTTGTAGATGGATACTCTGATGTAACACCTGCAGTTATAACAAATCTTTACAATGCAGGAACAAGACAAAATCAGGCTAAAGCCGTTATGCGTCAACCTGGAATTAAATTCTTAAATAAGTATGATGAAACAGTTCAGGCATTAAATCCATTGATTCAATTAGGATTAAACGAAACAACAGGAACAGTTGTAGAAAATATTGGTTCAAGCACAGGTGGCTCTTTCTCATTAATTAACTCAAATTATACAAGAGGATCAAGCGTACCAACAAAGAACCGTTATGGATATAATTTTACCAATAAAAATACATATGTAGCTGGTAATTATGCCACTGCTACAAATACATTCTCAGACAATACTAAAACTGTTTCTGTATACGCCAAGATAAATACAGTATCAGGATCTGATCTTCAGATTATCCACTTTGATGGTGGTTCTGGTGGAGCATTTGGAATTGGTCTTTCTTTATTAGCAAATGCTTCTGGTCCATTGCTAGCAATTATTGCAACATCTAATCCAGCAACTTGGGGAACGATTTCTGCAGGAACATCCTACTTTGGTGACTGGCATTTATACACAATGCTTAGAGATGGATCCAGCGTTAAACTATTTATAGATGGCAAGCAAGTTGGAAGCACATTAACTTATAGCAGCTATAATTTATCAGATAGCGGATTTACAGCCACAGGTGGTGGAGAAACTGCTTGGTTTGCTCAATCTCCAGCTACAGTTAATAAATTTGTAGATGAAGTAGCTGTATTTGACTATGCTCTAACAAATCAGCAGATATTTGATATGTGGCAGAGCATAGAAATTGATAAGGGTGCAGCAAGTTCTGAACTAGTAATGCCTACAAATATTGCAGGTACTGGATACACAGATACACCTGCTGTAATGACAGCATCTGGACTATTTCCAGAGCCTACAGAAGTACAGGAGATAGTCCCAACTATTGTGCCAATGGATGCATTTGGAGTATTCCAACATCCTAACTATGGCGGAAACGTAGTTATAGATGCTAACTATGGAACAACATCTATGGCTGCTGATGCATATTTCCATATGCCAGGATTTAGCATAGGTGAAATTAACTCAGTAGTTCACATGGAAGCAACCGCATTAATGGTTCATCCTATATCAATTGCTGGTGGATCTATATCTGTTAACCCAGGTATTGCCTTAGATGCAACATTAGTAATGCCAGGTATTGTAACTATCAAGGGTGCAAGAATATCTACAGACGCAATGCGTTCAAATGCGATATTCCCATTGCCACCAGCTTACATTCAGCTATCAGACGACCCTTGGTTCGTAAGATTGCTTCAAGGTCATTCAGATAAGAAGTCAGAATTTATTCAAGGAACATTAACCAATCTTCCAAATCAATCTTCAACAGATATTATTAAGGGCGGATTCTTAAGCTTCTTTGATGATGTATTAAATCCAATTACTCAGACAACAAATCCTAATACAATAACAAGCGAAATACCTGCTTATTACTCTAATCCAATTGAGGATCTGCAATTTGATGAAAATGGAGATTTAATCCCATTAGATACATCTAAGGCGGTAGCAAGAGTTACGCCTTCAAGAGGTGTACTAACTCCTACTCCAATTGTTGCACCAGGTTACTTTGATAACCAGCAGAGAAAAGCGGTAAGAATTTCTAATATAGAAATACCATTGCCAGGAACAAGCACTAACTTCTCAATTAGACCTTACAATCTTGAGTTTAGTTTTAAAGCAACTAAGCAAAATCAAGTACTTGCATATGGACAATTCACAAGTCCTTCTTCTACAAATAGCCGCAAGGTAGGTGCAATTGGTTTATTCAACGGAAAGATATACTTGGCTGAAGATTTCTACACACCAGTCTCAGCATTTGGTGAAGTTGGAATAAGATCCTTAAGAGTTGCTGGATCTGTCCCTCATCCAGTTAATTTTACAGAAGAAACATATGTTGGCTACATGCTTGGAAACAAAAATGTAGCTGATGGCCAATGGCACCATATTGTAATCCAGCGTGGTTACACAGACAACCGTACACAGATTTGGATTGATGGTGTTCTTGATAAGCAACTTGGTGTTCAATCAAATGATGGAAGATCTAATGGATATGCAAACATTCCTGGATCTGATGCAAGTCAGGAAGTTAGACCTTACATTATAGGATTTAACAGTGCTGATACAAATCTATCTTCTGATTTTGAGACATCTGGCTGGAACTACTACCCAGGACGCTTCTTGGAAGAAAGAGAAGTAACTTTAAACAATTTAGCATTTATTCAAGCTGATCCAATAAAGGCTGAGCCAATGGTTGCAACTGCAGCAGCTACTCCTAACAACAAGGCTGCTGGAAATAAAGCAAGAGCATTGCTTCTATACTGGTGGCCAGTAACTAGACAATTTGGTCCAACTGAATCAATAGTCTCAAATGATCGTGGTCAATTTGGTCCAGAAGATGTGGCTACATTTGATACAAGTGTTTACACATATGATTATGAGAATGAAATTCCACAAGATTACTATGGATGGGATATCTTCCCAGTATCTGTAACTGGATATGCTGGAGACCTTGGCGGTGCAAGATCACCATTTATCAAGGATACGGCTTTACAAAGCGGTGGATACTACATCAATCCAGTAACATCTGCACCTAGATATCTAGATGTAGTTAATGACATTGATTTGTCAGCATTTGATGCGATATTCTTCCGTAACTATCCAGATCAAGCTGAAGAAAGAGATGCTTACATTCGTGAAGAATTCTCAGATGAATACTTTAATCTTAAAGAAAAAGAATTATACAATGATTTTATAACTTCTTTAAGAGCGGCAGTTGATACAGGAATATCACTATTTATAACAAACTCTCAGCTTGCGATTGATCTTGGAATTATTGAAGGATATGAAATTGTTCCTGATTTGAGTGGTGGTCTTGGTGATCAATATGCGCCAACAGTTATTCCAGCCCCAGCTCTTAGTCCAACTCTAGGATTATTTGTAGATGTGCATAGAAATAACAGACTAAGAGTTGTAAATACTATTAATGGTCTTACAAATGAGCCAAGCTATATTTGGCAGGATTGGGTTTACTTTAGAGGTGGCGCAGGTGAACTTGCTGAAGGATTCTCTGGTGAGCCAAATAGACCATTCATATCATTAGCCAACAAGCCAAATGGATTGCAAGTTGGAGACACATTTATAATTTCAGATGCTACATATCAAGATTCATATTTTGAAGCTATTCCATTTAACAAAGTAAAGGCTGGAAAAGTAATAACAGCTTTTGCTAATACATATATCAACGGAACTACTGTAACAGATAATCCATACAAGAATTATGCAACATCAATTGCCTTAGAGCCAGGAACCATTTTAAATGGAACACCTACTGTTGGAAAGATATTTGTAAACTTTACAGAAAGATTAGATCGTACTGTAGGTGGAGTAAATCCTGGTTTAAGTTTTGGAAGACCATCTGATGGTGCCAGAGATAACTTCCAAGTAGATTTAATTCAAGATGAGTGGATCAATGCTGCATATAATGGCGGTGAAATTTCTGAATTAGTTAAAGATGCTTACCTTGCTGCTAGCTTTAACCTTGATCGCAGGCTTGAGGCAGAAATTGCTGGTCAAAATAGACCAAATGTAATTGCTGCAATAGAAAGAGAAAAGTATTGGGACTCAAATGGACATTATATATTGATTCAGAAGAGTGCAGTTGATGATCCTACTGGATCTCTTTATGATGCATCAGGCGATAGACCGCAAGGTATTATTGGAGGTGGTGGAGCATTTCCTCAATTTGGTTCAGGAAATAGAAGAACTAGAATAAATAAGGTAAGAAAAGATGGAACGCCAACTACTGGTAGTGTTACTTCTTCCTTGCAATGGTTCTCATTTACTTATTCATATCAACATCCAAGAGCGGCAATCCAGGTTCCTTCAATGCTTACTCGTGGATTTAGATGGCTATCAAACAAGGTTGTAGATGAAGGAAAAGTTATCCGTACAGGGCCAGCAACTGGTATCGCAGCAATGCCGAACCATCTGGGTGTAGGCAATAAGGATAATACAGTTAATGCCCAAGCAATGCTTTCTCTTGCTACAATAGTACATGCTCCAACATATACTTTAACTGATGTTTTAGTAAATACTTTGCCATTAACAGCAACAGCAACATTTGGACAATTTGCAAGGAATATTAGACCAGATATTCTTACAGGATCAGCTTTGTTTAGGGATCCAAGAATACTTTCAATAGAAGAAGATGAGGTTGTGCTCTACATTTACCATGTAGATCCAATACTATATTTAAGAGAGGACGTAATCAAATGATTAGTCAATACTGGAAAGACCAGATACCCGCAAGACCTCTTTCAATACAAGTAAAAGACCAGGACGGTAATGACATGGACCTCTCTGGTTATACAACTTATACTGTAAAGATGCTTGGCAGCTACAATGAGGAACTAGACCTAACAGGATCTGTTCTAAATACAGGCAATGCCGATATAGGAAAGTTCACATTCAGATGGCCTACAACTCGTACGCTATTTGAGTTCCCTGGAGACTATGTAATTCAACTAGAATTAACTGGGACGGGCAAAAAAGATTACACAAGCACACACACAATTCGTGTACGTGAGTTAGGAAGGACCAGATAATGTTAGCAACAGTAAATAGCGTAAAAGAATATACAGGTTACGATGCAACCCTTGATCTAATTAAAAGAGCACAAGGCATCATAGAGATCTATATTGGCAAGGATGAGATAGATGTAGAAAATCCTGCAGACTTGCTTCTTCTTGATAAAATTGTGTCCTACCAGACAGCTTACATGCTTGAGAATGAGGAGATTGTTTTTAAGCAAGCTGCTCTAACAAGCCAAGGCCAGACAGATGCTTTGATTAACTTCAACAGAGATATGCATTCACCATTTATTGCTCCACTTGCTGTTTTGGCAATTAAGGGACTTACTTGGAAGAAGGCAAAGAGCGTTGCAACTGGAAAGATATTCCAATTTCCTAAGATTACTAAATGGAGAAATGTCTAATGCTTTTTAACACAGTTAAGAATAGAAATTACACGGTTGATTACAGAGGATATACTCTTGTAACAAGCGCTGATGGGCTGGTGACTGAGAGAAGATATGCAGTAACTCCAACTACAATCAGAGTACAAATTTCTACAAGCTTTACTGGAGATTTAATTATCTTAGCTGATGATAAATTACAGCTAAATGGATACCTAGATAATCTTGTTGATAGGAACAACATTCCTGTTTATCAGAATGCAAGATGGAATATTAGTTCAACACAGCCAGTAGTAAATGCTGTTGGCATAGTAGAAGGATATAAATACAAAGCTAAGATAATTTCTGGAAACATCTAATGTCATTTAGAATCATACCTTCTTATCTTCGTAAGTCCACTATTGCTAAAGGACGTGTAACAGGCGGGACTAGTGAGTTTTATAACGAATACTGGGGTCCAGAGGTATTAGAACTATATTATCCTTTAACAGTTGATACTTCTTTTAATCCAGGGCAGGCAACAATTATAGATGATTACCAAGTAGACATTGAAAACTATCTATTTGATATTGGTGAAGATTATGACGATGGCGTATTCCTTGATTTCTTAAAAGATTTAATGGGCGAAGCAAAGTACAATGCTTTGTCTGAAACATGGGAACAGCTGGCGGAAGATTTAATTAATAGCTGGGATCATTCATCAAGTAAAGAAGGCTTTGGTAAAAAGAAATTCTTTGGAGTTACATATTCATAATGAACGCAACAGAAGTAATTGGATTAATCACATCTATTCTTGCCTTAATAGTTGGGCTGGAACTAAGAATAAAAGCCTTAGTTAAACATTACTTAGTAGAACTTAAACCTAATTCAGGCTCATCCTTAAAAGACCAAGTTACAAGAGTTGAGAATAAATTAGATCAATTGCTTAAAGATTGACATATCATAAAACCTGTTATATAATTCATATACACTAGAAAGGTGAAGTATATGATGAAGCATAGCGAATTTAATAGATATATTCGCCAGATGCCAAGTAAGATAATTACTGAGGTATTTGAATTTAAGTCAGCAACAACATTTAAAGCCATCTCTTGGTGTTTTGCCCAATATGGACACTACACAACTGGAGCTAATATTAGAGTCTCTATGGAAACTTTGGCTAGAGAATGCGGTACCAATAGAAAGACTGTTCACAAGGTAAGAGATATTCTAGTTCATAATGGATTATTAGTAAAGAGTGGCAAAACTCCAGGCAATATTTCTATTTGGCAATTTGGACCAGTTGTCCCTTATGAGCAACTCAGTTGTCCGTTTACTGGCAACACCCTGTCCGTTCTAGATGGACATAATAATAAAGAACATATTAAAGATAACATACTACTATCAAACTCTAACGAGCTTGATACTTTTATCTCTAATACTTTTATCCAAGTAGATGATATAAATGTAGAGAAAGATTCTACTAGTGACAATCCCTCTTTGGCTGAAGTTAGAGCGATGGCCGCCGAAGATTATTGGGCGGTGTTTGAATCACGATGAAAAAAATAAATGAGCCAGCCCCGCTGGACCAAGTAATTAAATCATTACAAGATGCCATAGATAGTCTTGATGAGATGATCGAGACTATGCAGAGTAGCTCAGCGACCCTCAGAGGCTGGTTAGAGCCAGGAAAAGAGATAGGTTGGATAGATGAGGACAAGTGAAACTCCAAGGCCTCTATGCGGCTGTGGAACCCCTGTAGAGCAGAAGGGCAAAAGCAAGCTTGGCTTTATTGTCTGGGCATCAGGATGTACTAATTGCAAAATGAAGGCAAGAAAGAATAGAAAAGATTATTGCGAAAAGTGCGGCGGGACAGAAAAGCTAGAGATAGATCACATAGATGGTAATAGATCTAATAACGATATAAAGAACCTAATGACTCTCTGTCATGGGTGTCATTACAAAAAGACTACAGATAATAACCAATGGAAAGGTAGCAAGAAATGAAACAATGTTCAGTATGTAGCGTAGAAAAGTCCTTTGATAATTTTCATAAGAATACAAAGACATCAGATGGTCACACCTTTAGATGCAAGACATGTACAAGTGCCTACTACAAGGGCTACAACGCCTCTAGGAAGGCCGCAAACGCTAGGGTTGAGGTAATGTCTAAGGTCTGTAGAGATTGTGGCGTAGAAAAGCCTATAAGCCAGTTTGGCAAGAAGTCTAACTCCCTAGACAAACATAATATATATTGTCGACCATGTTGGAAAAGCAGATCATTAGCAGCAATTAGGAGGATGAGAAATGGTCGGAAGACCCAAGAAGTTAAATAAGCCTCCTAAGAAACCTTCTAACAGAAAGCCTTATCAATTAAAGGCGGTG